TACATCTGGACTTTTAGTACATACGATGGGCAAAATTGCCATCGCATTCATTTATCTAATTTTCTAAAACAAGGAATCAGAGTTCAACTACTGATTCGCATAAGTTATAAATTAATCTCCAACAATTGCTTTTTCAGCTCTTTTCTGATTATTTCCTATTTAAAATGGCATCAATATCAGATTGTCTATAAAGCCTTTTTCCTCCAACTTCTATTACACGTAAATATCCATTTTTATTCCACTGATATAATGTGCTACGGTTGACATGCAATAGTTTTGCGGTTTCATTGGGAGTAAGGTATTCTTTGGGTTGCTTTGTTTCTAAAATCAAACGTTCTATATCATCTTTTGACTGTTGGAGAAGATAATCTGCAAATTCTTTTAGCTCCTTGATCGTAATCGTTATGGAAATATTTAAATCGCTTTCCAATAAATCTTGTAATTTCATAATTTGTTGATTTTATATTAAATTGCTTTTGGCTATTTTATCTACATCTGTATTTTTTGAAGACACTTTAGAATGTTTCCACTCTCAATAGCTTCCATAATTTCATGCAGTTTATAGTATATATGTCCTCTAGGTTCGGAAATTTCGTCACCTTCTTCGTTTACCATTGTTTCAATACCAAATTGATAAGGGAATACTAGTTTCCGTTTCTCTAAATTTCTGATAACTCCACGACCAAAACGTCTTTCTGCATCAGACCTGCAGATAAGAATCTTTTTGTTTTTGAGGTTTGCATTCCTTTCATTCCTGTATGCTTCAATACCTAATTTAATACCAATCTCAATGGCTTGCTTAATAATCGGATCTATTTCCATATCTTTTTCTTTTTGTTAAGTTGACAAATGAACAAAAATAATTGGAGTTATTACGACATTTTGATCTTTTTATTTGTGGGTTTATCTCATTCATCCTCATAAATAGCCATCATAAAAAGAAAACCCGGCAACCGTATTGTTACCGGGGTGGCTTTGTTGATGGCGTCAACTAATGTGCCAGGCCGAAGCCCCTAACACAAATTTATCTTATCAAATTCTTATTAAGCGTTTTCATGTCGAATTTCGGAGGTTTAGACTTTCCTGTACACTTTGTTACCTTCATGCTGTCCTCCTTTAAAATAAGCCTTTTTATTTCTCTATTCTGCCGTCTCATGACGGCTACTACAGCCCGTATTTCATCTTCTAATGATGTGCACATAATATCTAAAGTTGTATATTAGCATTATATTTTATATTATACTCTCGTGTGAGTTTTCGGCTATATCTTTCATGTTTTCGGGCTTTCTTCTCTATTCTCTTACATTCCTTTTCTTTCTTTGCTACTTTCTTCATGATAATAACTCGATGTTTATTCCATGCCTCATTATTGCCTTCTAATTCAATCAGCCGAGCCGCCACATGCTGGATCGTGGAATAATAAGCATCAATCATTTGCTTTGTACTTATTACAGGAGTGTCTATCATTAGCTCTCTTTCGTCTATTGATAAATTACTAAGCTGGTGCACTCTCATTTGTTCTTTAATGAATTCTTGTAATTCTACATTTTTCTCTGTGATTAAATCTTGTAAGTCAATTGTTTCCATTGTTATTAAAGTTATATTGATTGATTTCTGTTGTTATCGTTAAACATTTCATCCCAGATGCAGAAAGCAAGAAGGATGATACAAATAATTAGTGTAGCGTTCATAATTGATTAAATATCAAAGAAGTGCTCTCCCTTTTTCCTAAATATCCTATAGCCAGTGTATAGGCATCCGAATACTATCAATATCTCCATCTCGTTATAGCTTAATGGTTGTAACCTGTTGGTATATTGATGAGGCTTTTATTATCTCTAATGGTGTGCCGGTCACTTCTATTGCTGTGTACTCTTCGTATTCGAATACTTGATATTTAATTCCTTCTATCTTTAGCATGGTAGCAATATCCTCTACTTGCTTGCTCTCGTGGAGCTTATAAACCTTTGTTTCTATCATATAGTATAATTTATGATAGGGGGAATTCCCCCTATGGTTAATAATTCAGTGAAAGGGAAGCACCTATTTTCACAAACCAGTACTTCCATGAAAACAAATCAATTATTATGAATAAAAAAACTAGTCACCGCAATACGAGCCACACCCGTAGCCCATTGCACGACTAATACGGTTTTGATACTCGTTGTAAGAGATGCCCTCTTTGCGTGCTGCTATCTCTCCTTTCATGCGTTCCGCTTTGGCTTCCGCTTCTCTTCTGATCCGGTCGGCTTCGATTTGTGCACGAAGAAGAACCGAACTAATGGCGGCTTGCTCGTTCTCTTCACGTACCTTTGCTTCACGTGCTTTTGTCTCCGCTTCTATTGTCTGGCGTTCTTCGGCTACTCTAACCTCAAACTTTGCCATGCTCCAAGATTTACGGAGTGCATCGGCAAATGTCGGGTACTTTGCATGAGCGTTTTTATAAAGGTTGTGCGCTCTCTTCATTATCTTGCTTAAATCGTAACGTGCCATATCTTTATAACTTTAAATCGTTAGCTTTAATATTTGCAATGCAAATATTATCTATCGGTTTAAATTCAGCAAATTAAATGTTAACTTAAGACTTTAATTTAATATTTATTAATAAAGCGATTGCTTTAAAGTTTGTTTGATTTGCATATATTTGCAGTATCTGAAATTTAAAGTTATGGCTTTACGTATTAAAGAACTAATCAAAGAAAAGGGTACAACTGTAAAGGATTTGGCCCAAAAGATGGGAATTAGTAATGTTGGTTTGAGCCAACATATTAATGGAAACCCTAGTGTTGAAGTGTTGGAAAGGATTGCATCAGCTTTAGATGTTGATGTTCCAGAGTTGTTTACCTCTTCTTCCGGCGGTATTATTGGAGTGATCCGCATAAGAGATACCAATTACAATATAAATAGCGTATCGGACTTGTCCTGGTTGCTGGATAGAATAGAAAGCGGAGAAATTGTTTTATAATATCAAAGTAGAATAGTCATGAATGAAGATTTAAAACTGTTGTTAGATAAAGCTGACACACTCAAAGGAGAATTATCCGCTTTACGTCCATTACCGGAAGATGCTTTGGAAAAGATACAGGATGCCTTAGATATAGAATACACTTACGAAAGTAACCGAATCGAAGGCAATACCCTTACATTACAGGAAACCGCCCTAGTAGTAAATGAAGGAGTTACCATATCCGGCAAATCTATGCGTGAACATCTGGAGGCTATCAATCATAGCGAGGCTATTGATTATATCAAAGATATAGCGAAGAAAGATATAGAGATAAGCGAACGCACTATCAAAGAAATACACGCTCTTATCTTGCACGGAATAGATCGTGAAAATGCCGGGCGGTATCGCACCGTTCCCGTCATGATTTCCGGTAGTACCCACATGCCGCCACAACCTTATTTAATACAGAAACAAATGGAGGATTTTATGATAAAGTTCCGGCAGATGGAGGAAGAAAAAGTACATCCGGTACTTATAGCCGTATATCTTCACGACGAACTTGTACGTATTCATCCGTTTATTGATGGAAACGGGCGAACGTCACGTTTATTGATGAATCTTTATCTTTTACGGAATGGGTATACATTGGTTACTTTAAAAGGTAGCAATGAGGATAAAATAAGTTATTATAAAGCATTGGAAGAATCTCATACAGAGAATAAGCCGGAAGCCTTTCAAAAACTTGTTGTTGAGGCCGAAATAGCCTCTTTACAAAGATATTTGTCTATAATGCAATAGGGTATGAATACAAATGAAATAGATAAATTGAGCTTTGCAAAAGCTCATGCCTTGTTTGAAACTGGAGATATAGATCGTATTGAGGTGGGAACCGTAAAGGGATTGTGTGACATACACCGTTATTTGTTCGATGGGTTGTACAGGTTTGCTGAACAGGTGCGTACGTTGAATATAGTAAAGGGAAACTTTCGTTTTGCTAATTGTATGTATCTTGATGTGATACTTAAAAAACGTCTTGGCATGGTGATCGATTGGCAGAATGTAGATAAGGTTCTCTATTTGCAAGCTATGGAAAGAAGCCCGATTAACGACCTGGGACTGCGGACTTTGTTACATCAAAGATTAACCAACCAGGTAGATGATAGAGAAGTTATATTTAAGGGTATTACACAATCTTATTATTAGGGTTACGAACCGGAATAATCTAAAGAATAAATTCGTTTTGTTCTTATTATGGAGATTAGAATAGAAAGTGAGGAATAATACAGAAATATTTATGCGTCAAATAGAAACAAAGGGTATGATGGAGCAATTTCAGGCTCATCTAAATAATACAAATAACCAACGAATTATTTTTTCAGGTTGTTTTGGAAGTGGCAAAACTACATTTTTAAATAATTTTTTTAATGATCCAGCACAACTGGAAAAATATTACGTATGTAAACTATTCCCAGTAAATTATGTGACTTCAACTAATAAAGACATTTACGAGTTAATAAAATTTGATATATTAATTCAATTGTTGGGGACTGGGATTACGATTGAAAGAACTGATTTTGAAAAAGTTTCTACAATATGTAGGTCGGTGAAAAGTAATGCACTTAAGTTATTGCAAAGTATTTTGGAAGTAGCATCACTTATTGATGAGAATACAGTAAAGTTGGGTAAAGCAATAGAAGTGATTGCGAATATATACAAAGACTACAAGGATGATTCTCCAAAGACTAAAATCGAACAATTTTTAAACGATTTAGAGAATGAGATAGGTACTAGTTATGAAATGAACGACATATCTAATTTGATAAGAGAAATGCTTATTAAAGCTAGCAAATTAGAGAATAAGCAAAAAGAAACTATTTTGTTGATAGATGATTTTGATCGTCTTGAACCATTACAGTCTTTTCGTTTGTTAAATATTTTATCTGCAAATGACAATGAAACGGGTACAGGAGAGAATAAATTTGGGTTTGATAAAATTATTATAGTATGTGATATAAATAATTTGCGTGATTGCTTTGTACATATCAATGGAACCAATAAAGCTTTCAATGGATATATTGATAAATTCTATTCAACGGAAATCTTTCGTTTTGATATAAGGAATGATCTTGTGAAAGTCATAAATATTCTATTCAGTCAAATAAATATGCCGCCTGATGTAAGAAGTGAATTTTTTGAACGCTATCTTGACATTATTCAGGTAATGATTAATTGTGGGGAAATAAATGTTAGAACAATAACAAAAATTCAAGAAGCACATATTGAGATAATACCAACAAAGACTCTTGACGATTTTCATAAAACGTGTGATTATGCAGGATTATTATTTCTTGTTTTGAAAAAAATGTTTGTAGATGATTATGAAGTTTCTAATGCGATATCAGCCTGTTCTATACAAGAACCATTATCTCCGTATAGGAAGAATTTTACAGCTATAAATGAAGTATTATGTCTTTTATATCCATCAATAACGGAGAAACAACAACATGAATTGTTAATTTGTGATAATAAATATACATTCAATATTCAAAAAACTGCATATTACTCATATTGGAAATTAGTTGCTGTAAATGGTGTTACAGATTATTATGCACTTACATTTCCTGTATTTCATCTGTTAGATAGAATTAAATATCAATATTTGAACATTCCTAAGTCTTATGAGTGATGTGGTAAAAATAAATGTTAATATGATTGTAGCCATATCCGAAGAATTGCTGTTTAAGCTAGTAGAATTTGCAGAAAATCTGGGTCGTAAAAAAGAACGGATCAACTCCTTTAAAGAATCTCAATTTATATCTCAAAATCAGGCACATATCCGGTATGGCAAAGGAAATGTTACTAAATGGGTGAAAGCTGGTATAGTGAAGAAATATAAAGATGCTGATGGAAAGTTACGTTCCGGCGTCCGTTATGATGTGCTTGACCTGGAATCAGCCGTTTTTAAATGTAATTATATGAAAGAACTTTCCCCTTTGGCAAAGGCTGAAATGAGAGAAATAATAAGCCCCGTTCCTTGATTGGTTCGGGACTTTTGTTTATACTTAGCCACAGAAAATTATAATCTATATTCATCATTCAGATGTTTCATAGCCCTTTTTATTGTTGAGGCGGATAATTTATACTTGTTTGAAAGAGAGTCCCGAATTTCGGCTTCTTTTCGTCCTTCTGCTAGCATATCTCTATACTCATAGAACATATCAAGATACATTATATCATCTGCGCTCACTCCGTTTCTGTTCATTGTAGCAAGTAGAAAGCGGCTTGATGCTAAAACCTCATATACTTTCATCTGCTTTGGGAGTATAAGGTAAGAAATCAAAGCCTTTAAACTCTTTACTGTTGATGGTATGAGTTACCTTTTGTTTATCAGAAAGACCTATAATCCGAGAAACTATATTGGGATTAAACGCACCAACAATAGCACCTTCTAATTGTTGTGTCCTGATGACATTCTCTATGCGTGTAATGACTACGGAAAAATCTTC